GCTATTCGTGGAGGAGGTAGACGTTAATGGCTACTGCTACTTATCCTACTGATGCTACTCTAAATGCTCTCAGTTTTGCTTCTACCGCAATTGTTACTTATACTGCTAATGGAACTCGAACTGCTTTTAACCTTGGTGAGTCAATTAATTTTAAAGGTGAGGCTATAGTTCAATTTGATGGAGTTATTCAAGATCCAAAGCAATATTCTTTAGGTAATGCTTTCAGTACTCTTACTTTTGCAACTGCTCCTAGTAATGGAATTAAAGTTAAATTAACTTCGATTACCTTACCCGATAGATTTACTACTATTCGCTCATTTCCAACAACATTAATTCAATCCTATGGTCTGGCTGCTACTGCAGTAGATAGTAATAATTATGCTATTAATGGTAAAACAGTAGATTTTCGAATTCCTGCTGGTTCTGAAAATGTAAGTGGAGAAGATTCTTTGGAAGTCGCTATTCAAGGTGTTCCTCAACCTAATGAGGCTTTTATTTTTCCTAGTGGTAACGCTGCCCTGAGTACTGTTACCGTACGAATTGCCAACTCAGTTAGTACCAGTTTAGCTGCCACTGTGGCTAATGCTTATACAGCTGCTCAAATTGACCAATTATCAATTCGCGCTTTTTTCACTCAGAAAAATAAAGATTTTTTAAATTCTATGGAAAATCGCAAACCAGATCGAGGTAATGAAATTAATAAAACATTTGATGTTATTACTTTTGAATCGCAAGCAGGATATGAAAAAAGACGATTACGTAGTAGACGTCCGAAACGTCAGTTTAGTTTAGAGTATACTAATGTTAGTGGGTTAGAAAAGGAAGCTATTGAGAATTTTTACGATGCTCGTCAGGGCACTTTTGAGGCATTCTTTTTTGATATGACTCATATTAATCAGGCAGGAACTCTTATTACTAGATTTGAGGGATCTTTAGATGTGAGTCATAATCATTCCTTAGATGGTACTAAACAAAATAATTTTTATACTGTTGGTTTTGAGTTACAGGAAGTGTTTGACTAATGAGTACTCGCACGTATGATTATAAATTAACATTAGAAAATGCTGCATTCTTTCAGCCTGGACGTTTTATTCTTGGCAATACTTCTGGAACAATTGGAGAAGTTATTGCTCAAGATATGGCTAATGACGCTATTAAAGTTAAAGTTAATAATACTTTTACCGAATATAAAGCATTAGAGTACGTTCATTGTAATAACATTGTAACTGCCACTATTGATGCAGTTCAGTATTATTCTAAGACTGCAGCCACTATTGTTAATGGTCGTTCTTTTATTATTAATGGTTCAACCAATACCTTTGCTCTTCCATCAACTTCTCGGGATGGGGAGACGACTATTGATTTTGACAAGTTAAATGCAGGTCAAATTAGTGTTACTTTTGATTCATTTCCTATTGATCGTTCTCAATTAGTTTATCCTAGTACTAATAATACTAATGGATTAGGGAGAGCTGGTTTTGATATTAAACCTGTAAGTTTTTTCCCTGGTGACGGATTAATTTCTGTTAGAACTAATTCTGCAGGATATCCTGTTGATGAAGACGGTATACAAGTAGACGGACCTAATACTCGAGCTAAGTATAAAGACACCTATGAAAGTAGGGTTGTTCAAGTTCAAAAACGAGTTGCTGTTGGTGGTACCAAGGGGGGCACACCTATTTATCAAAGACATGGCAAAGGAACTGGTAACCAACAGGTTGGAAGCCCTATTCCTGGCAGTTTTGTTTATCAAACCGTATCAGAAGTACAACAAATTTCAGTTGCAGACCCTTATCCTGATAGTCATTGGGATCAAGTGGCTCGGGACATCAATAATGGTGTAACCCGTGTATCTACTTTTCCTTTTTCATCTACTTCTAATATATCAGTTAGAATATCTACTGGAAACACAGAAACTGTACCTTTTACTGCTCCTTCTTTTCTTTCGGATCAAATTATTGCAATTAGTAAAATTGCAAAAATAGAAAATTCTGGTTTTATTAGGACTAAAAATGCGTTTGAACAACCACCTTTAGTTAGGCTTTATAATATTTATTATCCTGGTGAGTGGTACCCGCCTTGGCAAACAGGTAATCCGGCATTGGGTGGATCAGGGGTGGCCTGGCCTCTTGGATTTCCTTATCGGTTTGCAGAAGTAAGGGGAGATACTATTTCTGATATAAGTTACCGTGCTCATTTTAATGGGGATGATTACCAATGTTATCCAATTGAATCTAATGGTATTGGTTTAAATCAAGATGGTGAAGTTAACCAAATCAGTGTTCGCATTTCTAATTTTGATTCCTTAATTGCGCAGATTGTGGAAAATGCTTTTATTGCAGGAAATTGTAGCAATGCTATTAGTGGGACGGTAAACTTTGAACAAGTTGGTAATTTAGATCCTGCTACAGTAGTTAATTCAGCAACTTATGATCAATCTATTGTTGATAGTACATATGCTGGAATTGCTAATTCTGCAATTACTTATGATAGATGTATTAAGTTAAATGGTACTTGGTATCCTTCTAAACAGGACTCTCGGGATTTACTTGGCGGAGTAGTTGAGATTAAATCCACATTTGCTAACTTCTTAGATTATTGGCCCGAATACAGTAGTGTTAGATCTGTTAGTGGTAACATAGTAGAATTATATTCTACTGCTCCCTATAGAATTAATGATAATGTTACTATTAAAGGAACGAGGGGAAAATCAGCTAATGTAAAAAATATTGTTGGCAATTTCTTGGAATTAGACAGTAAATTAGATATTGGGGCGGGAACTAATTTAATGATTGTTAATCCTGATGCTGATAATGATGCTTATGTTGAGGATGTTTTTAAAATAGATAAATTAAATTCTTTAAATGGAGCTTTCGCTGAATTTTCTTTAACTAGCTGGTTACAGTACTTTAAATTATCATTTCCACGCAGAAAATATTATAAAAATACTTGTCCTTGGGTATATAAAGGAGAAGAATGCCAATATCCAGATGATGGAACTGGTACTATTCCTGGTACCTCTGGAAGTACAGCACTAACGGCTAACGGTTTTTGGACGGTGAAAAATGTACAGATAGATACGGTTAAAGCTAATGATGAATGTGCGAAAAGTTTTGTTGCCTGTAAATTAAGACAGAATCAAATTCATTTTGGTGGGTTTATTGGGACAGGTCGTACACTACCAAAAGGATAATGAAAAAATATATAAAATATCTTGGTAAAAAACATGACTATTTTCATACTAATTGTATTACCTTAATAGCTGAAATTTATGAAACAGAATTACAAAGAGATGATTTTAAAAAGATATGGAAATTATTAGACCTTAAAGACGGTCATCCTGAGCAGGAAAGTAGATGGTATAAAGTTTTTAATTTTCAAAAATTATTAAAATGTACTCAGGAATATGGAATTAAAATTGAAAAATTAACAGATATTAAAGAGTATGACGTAATTATATTTGCTACTAGGCAAAGAAAAATCCCTATTCATTTTGGGATGTATATCGGTCAAAATATGATGATTCATATTGAAGAAGGATCATATTCAAAAATAGCTATGTTAAATGATAATTGGAGAGGAAAAATTCATAGTGTCTACCGACGAAAAATGGTATAAAAAATATACCGGATTTCCTTACGTACATTTAGGTGATAATGTTAATAGTGGAATTGATTGTTTTAACCTTATTAGATATGTTTATAAAAAAGAGTTAGATATTGAAATTCCTTATGATACTGCTGATTTCTGTGATATTGTAGATGAACGATGGTATATTAAAACTCACGAGAAATGGATTGATAAAGCAGCTACTTTAGAATTTGGATGGAAAACTGTTGATGAACCAGAGATTTTTGATGTTATTACTATGACAATTGGTTCAACAAATGTAACTAATCATTGTGCTCTTTATGTAGATAAAAATCGTATTTTACAAACCATGTTAGAACATGAATCTTGGATCGCTCCGTATGGGCGTTATTATAAACAATACACGATGGGAATATATAGATGGAATCCAACAAATTTAAAAAGTTAATTAATAGTATGAAAAATCATGCTGATTCTGAACATCCTAAAGAATGTTGCGGAATTATTACAACTGATTTTGAGTATGTTCCCTATAAGAATATTGCTCCTGATCCAGAAAATTATTTTATTTTAGATCCAATTGCTTTTGTAGATTATCCTGATGATTGTTGGGCTATATTTCACTCTCATCCTGACCAAGATAATCCTTTGCCTAGTGAAAACGATATTGAAAGTACTTCTTTTGAGGAGTATAAATTTATTGTTGGCTGGAAAGAAAAATTTTATTTATACTGGTATGATACGAATATAGAATCATTAAAATTTAAAAAGTTTACTGAGGATTATTTACGTGCAGAATGTAACTCTTAAATTTCACCCTATATTACAAAAATATACTAACGGATTAAGTGAACATACCGTTAACATAAATGACTTATCGGATCTTCGTAATTCATTAGAGTATCTTTTCCCACGATTAGGTATTCATATAAAACGTATTAGATGTGGAAAAAATTCTCGTGAAAATATAGCTTTAGTTAATAAGAATAAAAGACTTTTGGGTAGATATGACTATTTAATAGGAAAATTAAGGAAGACTGATACAGAATTTTATGTAGTTCCTTTATTTTTCGGTGGTGGTGGGGACGGTGCTGGTCAAACATTACTGGGAATTGCCTTAATTGCTATAGGTGCCATTTCGGGTCAAGGATGGTTAGTGAGCATAGGCCTTTCGATGACTATGGGTGGCGTAATGCAGATGATGATGAAAACTCCTACTCCTGCTTTTGACGGCGCACAAACTACTGATTCAGAAGCGCGAATTGAAAATAATATTTTTCAAGGGTTACAAAATACTACTCAATCTAATACCCCTGTTCCTATTGTTTATGGGCGAACTCGTGTTGGGGGTCAATTTGTGAGTGGAGAAATTTTGAGTATTCAACATGGTCGCAATGAAACTATGAAAGTTTCATCGTTATTTCCTCCAGGAGCTAATTAAATGTCTCAGGCTGTTACTCTTAAATTTCACCCCACAATCCAAAAATATACTAATGTCAAAGAACATATTGTTAATGTAAATGATTTTGTAGATATTCGAAATTGTTTAGAATCTTTATTTCCCTTATTAGGAATTCATATAAGACGTATTAGAGCAGGTGCAAATAGACGAGAGAATCTTGCGTTAGTTAATAAAAATAAACGGATTATACAACAGGAAGAATATTTTCTTAATCGGTTAAATAGAGATGATACAGAGTTTTATGTTGTTCCCCTCTTTATAGGTGGTGGCGGGAATGGTATGGGAATGATTATTATTGGAATTGCTTTAGTAGCCTTAGTTATAGTTACTGGGGGAACCGCAGCTCCTGTAGTGGCAACTAGTCTTTTTGCCCCTGCTACTGTAATTGCTGGTTCTACTTTAGGAGCTATTGCAGGTATAGGTATAGGTAGTATGCTAATGTCAATAGGCGTTAGCATGATTATCAGTGGAGTCATGGCAATGATGATGAAACCCCCAAAGCTTGCTGTTGAAGGTGCACAAACTACTGACTCGGAGGCTAGGTCAGAGAATAAAATTTTTCAAGGG